TAACGAATAGTTATTTTAAACGAGATAATTCAGGTAATAATGCTTCTAATGGGTTTCACATAGAGAACCGATGGAAGGTAGATTGGACTAGAACACCAAGTGGTTGGAGAACATGGCAAACTGTGGATGGTATCAAAACTATAGTTAGAGCATTTTGGAGTTTGGAACAAGTATTGACTAAGGTAGATATTCAGAGTATTAGAATGGCTACAACTTTAAGAAAATATGTTGCATCTCAATTTAAACCAAGTATAGCAAAGGCATTTTATGACTATTTTAGAAGTGTTAATGTACTTGACTTTAGTGCTGGTTGGGGTGATAGGTTGGCTGGGTTTTATTGTGGAGAGACAACAAAATCATATGTTGGGATTGACCCGAACACCCTTAATCATCCAAATTATCAGAGACAAGTTGAGTTCTATAAAAAACATCAAACATTCTTTGAGGAAGAAAAGAAAGTAGATTTTATCTGTGAACCAGCTGAAGATGTAGATTATTCTAAATATGAAAATTATTTTGATACAATATTTACCTCACCACCATATTTTAATGTTGAGAAGTATTCTGATGAAGATACACAAAGTTATGTTAGATATAAAAATATTGATATTTGGAATAAAAACTTTTTACATAAAGCTATAGGTAAGATGATTCCAACTTTGAAGAAAGATGGTATCCTTGCTGTGAACATTGCAGATGTATATTCTTCAAAAGATAAAGACTACTTTGATATTTGTAATCCGATGAATGATTTTATTAAATCACAAGGATTACACTATTTTGGTTGTATAGGAATGGAGATGACTAAGAGATTTAATAGTGGTGGAGCTGGAAATGCTAAAAGTGAGTATTTTCAAGAGTATTTAAAAGACAAAACAAAACATACAAAAGATATAGCTTTTGGAGAACCTATTTGGATTTGGAGGAAAATTTGAGTAATACATTATGGGTAGAGAAGTATCGGCCTAGTAACTTAGATACTTACATTGGGAACGAACATCTCAAAGATAAAGTATCTGTTTATCTTGAGAGTGGTGACTTACCACATCTTTTATTATATGGTAAGGCTGGTACAGGTAAGACCACTCTCGCAAAGATTCTTGTAAAGAATATAGAATGTGATTATCTTTACATTAATGCATCAGATGAAAACAATGTAGATACCGTTAGAAACAAAGTAAAGAACTTTGCTTCTACGATGGGATTTAAAGATTACAAAATTATTATTTTAGATGAGTGTGATTACATCACACCAAATGCACAAGCTGCTCTTCGTAATCTTATGGAAACATTTTCTAAACATTGTAGATTCATATTGACTTGTAACTTTGTAGAAAGAATAATTGACCCGATACAATCTCGTTGTCAATCATTTCAGATAATCCCCCCATCAAAAAAAGAAGTTGCAAAACATATTCATGACATCTTACTAAAAGAAAATGTTATGTCAAATATGGAAGACTTAAAAGTTCTAATTGATAGTGGTTATCCTGATATTCGTAGAGTTATCAATGTAGCACAACGAAATGTTGTCAAGAATAAACTAAAGTTAGACACTACAAGTATCATACAGAATGATTACAAGTTAAAGTTGTTAAAGATATTAAAGACACAAGATAAAAAGACAGCTTTCAAAGATATCAGACAACTATTGTTAGACAATAAGATTACAGACTTTGCTGACCTATTCAGATTATTATATGATAAGGTAGATGATTGGGGTAAAGGTCATGTAGCAGAATGTATTTTGATTATAGCAAGATATGAGTTATCAGATAGTCAAGTAGTTGATAAAGAGATAAATGCAATGGCAATGTTAATAGAATTATTAGGAGTAATAAAATGAGTACGAAACCAGTAAAACCAATAAAGACACCACCAAAACAATTAAACATTGAAGATACCGAATCACTAAAATGTGATGCATGTGGTAATTATTCTTTTATAAAATCTTATTTTATAAGAAGAGTATCACCACTAATGTCACCAACTGGTCAAGAAGCATTGATACCAATTGAAGTATTTAGTTGTGGTAATTGTGGTAAAGTACCAGACAAAATGATACCAAAAGGCGATGAGTAAAGATACAGGTGCTGGTAAAGGTGATAAATTACGAAGGGGTATAACTCAAGATGAGTGGGAAAAGAAGTGGGAAAAAATCTTTGGTAAAAAGAAAAAGTCTGTTCGACCACATAAATCAGATAACAGCAACTCAGAATCCTAACTATTGGGATGAGATATCTGATGAAGACAAGAAGTCTTGGTCAAATTATATGGTAAACAGATTTCTATCCATGAACTCTGATTGGATGGAATTAGTAAATGAACTACAAAAATATAACTTACAACCAAAAGAGTTATATAAACTATATACAAACATCTTACCAAAAGGTAAAAGATGGTTAAGGTATATGAAAGGAAAAAATGATATGGATTATCCAGAATGGTTAATTAACATTGTCAGAAACAATGACGAGTCTAGTAGAAAAGAAGCTATACAAGCAATAGATATGTTGATGCTTACAGAAGGTGGTATGATGGAATTAGGTGAGTTAGGTAGAAAATGGGGTATAGAAGAACGTAAGATTAAAGCTGCAGGACTCAATGTTGTTGGTAGTATTAATGATGGAAATATGTAAAAAAACTCTTGACTCGTATACACTTTTCTGTGTATATTTAGATGTAATTTGGAGAGATATATGAAAGTTATAAACGATACACCTAAAGGAACACCTAAAGAAAATAAAGATGTTATATCTTATATGGAAGATAAATATCCTGGTATGACATCGGAGTTTCAAAAAATACAACGAGAACAATACGAACTCTTTCTACATAAACAACATGACTATGGCCCACAGAATATAGCAGTTGGTCAGATGTTGGTAAATGAAGAAGAGAAAAGATTATCTCTTATGGGTATTTGGTTTAGGATAAACGATAAGGTTGAAAGAATAAAAACTCTTATTATGAGAGGTGACAATGGTTCGTTAAAGAACGAAGGTTTAGTAGATAGTTATTCAGACATATCTAACTATGGAGTTATGGCACAAGTTGTAGCAAGAGGAAAGTGGGCAAAGTGAAAAAAGTAAGTTATAGTCAGTATAGTCAATGGGATAAATGCCCATACAAATGGAAGTTAAACTACATTGACAACCTAAGACAATTCACAGATAGTATTCATACCATGTTCGGAACTTCAATGCATGAGGTTCTTCAAACTTATCTAACGGTAATGTATAACGATACTGTAAAGATGGCAGATGCTCTACCTTTAGAAAAGATGTTGTTGACAAGAATGAAAAGAAATTATCAACAGATAATGGAGAAGAATGGTGGAGAAGTATTTTGTGAACAAAGTGATATGGAAGAGTTTTACAAACATGGTTTACTAATATTAGATTGGTTTAAGAAGAGACGAGGTAGTTACTTTAGTAAGAAAGGTTATGAGTTGGTTGGTATAGAAGTTCCAATTAATTACGATTTACCGAATGATGTAAAGTTTATTGGTTACATTGATGTGTTACTATATAATACAGTAACTCAGAAATATAAAATAATAGATATTAAGACATCTACTATGGGTTGGAATAAATATCAGAAAGCTGATAAGAATAAGACAGACCAACTTTTATTGTACAAACAATTCTATGGTGCTCAACATGATATACCATTAGATAAAATAGATGTAGAATATTTTATTGTCAAGAGAAAATTATATGAGGGATTAGACTTTCCACAAAAACGTGTTCAGAAGTTTAGTCCAGCTAATGGTAAACCAAGTATCAACAAAGTGGTAAATAATCTAAATCAATTTCTACAAGAATCTTTTATTGATGGTGAATATAATACAGACCATACTTATATACAAAGACCAAGTAAAAAGAATTGTAAGTATTGTGAATTTAATCAAACGGAACATTGTGATGTGGGGGTAAAGTAATGAAGATAAGCTTAAGGATGGATTTATCAAGTTTTATTGATACAGATTATGAAAAAAATATAGTGGATAAATTAAGTGAGATACATGGAGATGGTATAAAATACTATACAACTTTGTGGTATAGAGAAGGTAGTATAACATCTGATGCTATACAAAAGTTTTTAGTTAAGTATGAAAAAGATTTACATATAAAAACAAAGATAGTGGTTGACAATAAATTACATGTAAATGATTTTGTGTGGTTTGATATCACAAAATTAGAAGATGTAAATCATAAACAACAGATAAGATTTCAGTATATCTTTAATGGTAAAGAACAATTGTTTGATGGATTAAATCAGTTTCATCAAACTGCAAGATTCTGTTTGTCAGATAAACAAATAAAAAAACAAAAAAGGAATGACTACGAAGATTAAAATAGGTATTGTCGGTAGTAGAGAATATACCGATAATAGAAAAATAAAAGATTTAATATTTGATATAAAAAATAAATATGGAGATGAAGTTGAGATAGTAAGTGGTGGACAAAGAGATGGTGCCGATGGTTATGCTAAGAAGTATGCTTTACAATTTAACATGGATTATGTAGAGTTTCCACCATCACATTATAGTCACAATATGCATTGTAAATTACCTGCTAGTAATTATAACAAACCTTACTACGTATCAAACTATTTTAAAAGAAACAAACAGATAGCAGAGTATTCAAATATTATAGTTGCATTCATGCCAGAGGGTATTGAATCTAGAGGAACAATGGATACAATTAAACATGCTGAGAAGCTAAAAAAATTGGTAAAAATAATTAATTAGTATATATTTATATATGTATATACAAGAGGTTCTATATGAATTATAAACTAACGTCTGTAAAGATATTAAAAGACTTATATAAAAAGTTCAAGTACAATACAATTTCCGATGAATTTACATTACAAAAATTAGTAAACAGGTCTATGGATTTGTATTTAATGGATGATAACTTTAAACAACAAGTTAACGAATGGGACAATTTAAAACCAAGTGGGAGTAGGTTATGAGGAAAGATATAATTGAAGCTAGTAAACTTCACTTTAAAGCTCACATTGAAAAACATAGAATTAATGTTGAGAACCTTTTAGAAAAAGGTGTAGGTGTTGCTGAACATCCTGATATCATGGATACAATAGAAAAAGAGTTGGAAATTATTGCTGAGTACGATGATAAATTGGAAATTATCAAAAAGTATTTTCCATTGAAAAATAGTGGTAAAGAGGTTATAAATGGCTAAGAAAAAGATTTTACTACTATCAGATGATTTAAGAATGTCATCTGGTATAGGAGTTATGTCAAAGGAGTTTGTATTAGGTACGTTACAACACTATGATTGGGTACAGATTGGTGGTGCTATTAAACATCCTGATGAGGGTAAAATAATTAATATGAACGATAGTGTCCGAAGTGAATTAAATATACCTGATGCTAATCTAACAATATATCCTGTTAGTGGTTATGGTAGTCAACCTGTGTT